CTTGTTGTCGTCCATTAAAGTCCTCACGTAATCAATAAGGCCTGACGGCCAACACCTGTATAAGTAGCCAGTATTATTCCACAGCGTTCGTGGATCGCCTACCCCTGTTTTGAGATTTCTGCCGCGGCATGTTGCAGCAAGCCCTCTAGCGCGGCCTTCACCGTTTGTCGGCGGACATCGTCCCGATTCCCGGCAAAGTGTCGGCACTCGGCCGTTACCGCCTCTCCCACGCCCCAGGCCAGCCATACGGTGCCCACCGGTTTCTGCGGCGAGCCGCCGTCCGGGCCGGCCACGCCGCTGACCGCCACGGCAAAACGCGCCCTGCTTTTGCCTTGCGCGCCCCGCACCATCGCCTCGACCACCTCGCGGCTGACCGCGCCGACGGAAGCGAACAGCGCTTCCGGCACCGCCAGCTGTTGGGTCTTCTGCCGATTGGAGTAGGTCACATAACCCGCTTCGAACCAGGCCGAACTCCCGGGAATGCGGGTGATGGCCTCGGCAATCCCGCCACCGGTACAGGATTCGGCCGTGGTGACGTGGGTATTCAGAATCTGCAAGCGCCTGCCAAGTTCAGCGGCAAGCTGGGTGATTTCGTTCACGGTCCTCTCCTGATCGGGTTGGCGGAGGTCTTACCGTACACGAGCGATACGCGCTTGCAAGGCACGGAGCGGATCAAAATGTTTAGCGGTTCAACGCCCTGACGTAGGCCTGGCACGCCTGCAGGGCGATCAGTCCCCGGTCGCCGGCATCGGTGATGCCGATAATTCGTTGAGCATGCGCCGGGTCAAGTCGGGCTCGCGGGGCTCCATGAACCAGGCCGCCGGCGGCGGGGGTGGCAGGCACTGTGCAGCCGGCGGCGCGGTCATGGGCGTCGAGGAGGACTGACAGGCGCAGATCAGCAGTGGCAAGACGGTCGCGCAGGCGACCTTGATCACGTTGGGCATCGCTCAAGGCTCGGTAATGGGTTTGGTCGCTGGCTTGCAGCTGTTGCTCCAGGGCCAGGCGTTTGTCCTGCTCGTCCCGCTGCCGGGCAGCGGCCGCCAGGTTCAACTGATTCAGCGCTTCGCCGTGCAGCCTGGCCTGCTCCGCCAGTTGCCGACCAAAACGCCACTCCTGAACCTGCCAGGCCAGCGTCCCCGCGATGCCGGCCACCACGGCCAGCAGCACGACGACAGCCATTGCCCGGTAAGACAGCGGCATCAGGCCGAAGGCTGGCATAACACCTCCCGCGCCCGCGCCCAGAGTTGCAGGCGGTCCTCCAGCCCGTTCAAGCCGCCGTTGATACGACGGGTGATACTGTTGAACTGGTCGCGGTCGGCCAGTTCGTTAAGACCGTTCTGCTGCCAGAACCAGGCAGCCGACTCGGCGGCCCACTGCGGCTGTTCCAGCAATTGCGGCAACGCCAGCAAACGCTCGTCACCGAACAATCCGAGGCTGCATTGCCGGTAATTGTCGCGACCGGTGACCTGGATCAGACCACGGCCGCGGTATTTCTGGCCGTCGCCATCGGCCTCCGGGGTATTGCCCAGACGGGCCGCCAGGCTGCCGGTGTCGTATTTGCTCAGGTACTGGTCATTGCCCAGCTCCCGCACATAACGCAACTGCCCCGACTCATGACCGACCTGCGCGAGAAAGGCGGCCATACGTTTAGGCGTGTTGATATGGCGGTTCAGCATGGCGGTGTTAAGCGCAGAAACAAAAACGCCCGCTTGGGAGCGGGCGTTGGGCATGATGCGTTGAATCATTTCAAGGGTGACAGGCATTTCACTCTACCTCCTCTACGTCGAGGACGTTCGGAACAAACAGGGTCATTTGTGCTCCTGGAGAACACTTTCAAGCCAGGCTGGCTCGACAGGTCGATATTCAATGTCAGGAAAGTCGACAGCTGAAGGCCAGTCCCGCAACGCCTGCCTATAAGCCAGAAGCTCCTTGAACTGCTCGGTGTTCAGCGTCGTCCCTTCGCCCATTTCCAGCTCTTCGTTGTCACGAATAACCAGCCACTGAGTCGACTCCAAAATCTTGTTACGCCAGGCCCTCTCAATACCCTTTGTTGTCTGAGCAATTAAGCCAGTCTGCGGTGCAGTCTCAACACTATCCATCGAAGTCATATTAAGAACGGGTCTTGCGGCAACAGAAGGAAAACCAGAGGACTCCGGCCAGCTACGCAAAGCTCGGCGATAGACTTGCAGGCTCTCATAGTCAGCACTTGATATCGTTGTATCGATTCCTGCCTCCAGTTCGTCCCGATGTCTTGCGACGATGCCATCGGTTTGTAACAGCTGCGAATCCCGCCAGACACGCTCAGCCCCGTCCGACTCAGCATTGATAGTGATAGGTTTGGGCTCTCCCCCATAACTCAGCCACTGCAAGTAGGCAGCCCAATCGCGATTGGCCAAATCTTCTGGAATGAAAACCGAATCCGCAAGGCGATAGACCCCATTAGCGGTCAGTTGATAGCTCATATGGTTTTATCCCTATAGTTCGGCATCTGCCGTTGCATGGATGTAATAAGTCTGAGGCACCACCGCCACGTCCGAGTTATCCACCCAAGCCCCTCGCGTGGAGACTGAATAGGGACGTGCATTGCCGGACGAAACAGCATCGTTCCCGGAACGCCACTGACCAACCGTTCCTGTCTGCGAGATTCTGTACAGGGCAATGCTGGGAGTCGTTCTTTTTTCAATCTTGAAAGACCACTGGGCCAAGGGTTGAGAGGAGGAGCCTGTTTGCCCCTGCTTAACAATTGATATAAGAGCCCCGGAAACAGAGCTTGATGTATCACCTGGTTGAATATCCTGCCTGAATGTTTTCTCGTAATAGCGTTGACACAACATCAACTCTTCGGCGGGACTTCTAAACTCAAAAGGCGTTGAAACCGCTCCCTCTTCAAGCTGAACTTGAGCCAAATCGATTGTTTGCAAGACATTCAATGGCAAATCGAAGGCCAACCTAAGAGAGTCGTTCTCTGCACCGCCCAGGACTTTGCCTGCAATCGATGGGACTTTCACAGTCGCTGTATAACGCGCCCATGTGCTGGTCAGCTTAAACACTCCCACAGTCGTGACCACAGACTCCGAGCCACCGCCAAAAGACTGGGTCACCGTCACCGTGATATTTCTCTCTGCATCGGCTTTCGCCCAGAAAGTCACGGTTGCCAGCTTTCCGGCCAGGGTTCTAACAGACTCAACATACTGTGAAATCTTATGTGTATTTGCCCCAGCACCGGCCGTGACTTGCTGCCAACGTAGAAAAAATCGTGGCTCATTGGGAACCTCTGTTTGTCCCAAAGTAAAGCTCTGACGCGAAATGTTGACTCCAGCATTGCCATTCCAGTCACAACGAAACCGATCTGCAACATATCCTCCAATATTGGTCCCCTGGTTAGCGGCCCCCCGCTGCCAAATATCGAAGTTCCCATTAATCACATGGTTCTTTCGATAGACCTGAACCGGAAATGCTTGCAACGGATCCAGCTTGGCAAGCTCTTTGATAGCCAGTGTTAGCTGATTGTTCTGATCCTCTACAGGAGAAATTCCTGCCGCATCGATTGCATTAACAATCTCTTGGGTGACCGCATTCCCCCAACTCGCCGGAATCAGAGACCCTGGCGTTCCAGCAATCGGATTTTCATCTACAAACTTTCCATTTACCAAACCAGCACTCGGCACACTCTTCGGGTAGTCCACTGCCTAGCCCTCACATATAAATAATAAAAAACTTCAACATTCAGAAACTGTCCAATACCGAACGACAAGCTCAATCAGAACCGGACACCTTCACCGTTTTTCTGACTCGTGTCCTTTTCGCTGCAACGCCCGTAGCACCGGAAGTCATTCTCAGCACTGGTCGATTCGCGGCGGCAGGAAACTTTCGAGACTTTGGCCAACTGCGTAAATCACAACGATAGGCTTGCAAGGCGTTGTAATCGGCATCAGACAAAGTAGTGGCGGCTTGAGATTCCAGCTCATCACGATGTCTGGCGACCAGGGCATCGCTCTTGAGCAACTCCGAGTCACGCCAGGCGCGCTCAATTGAAATTAATTGTTCAGGCGAGGGACCGGCAGGGTCGACAAGAATGGGCGCACCGTTGTCATTGGCCACAATCCGCTTGCCCACGCCCTGCCCGGCAAAGAGTTCGGCATATTCAGCCTGGCTGATTTCAACCGCACCTTCTGGCGGAGCCTCGTTTGCAGAGGTGACAACATCGAAACCGAGGGTTTTCGCAAAGAAATAAATCTTCATGGTTATCGCCCCCAAACCAGTACGCGACCAGATATGCCCGAGTTCACTCTGATGGTTCCACCAACCTCGACCCATCTGGCCCGGGCGACAGCTGTTGACGTGCTTGATGACGTTACGTCGAATGACCAGACGGTAACGTTGCCTCCCCAGCCTGGCGGATGACCTTCATCAGCGATGCCTCCCAATATGGCATTGGGAAACTTTATGGGCAGCGACAGAGACATGACCCCATTGGCATCGGTTCCACCCATCGCCCATTGCATGATCAGCCCGCTCGGATATTTCTGATAACCCGCCGTCGACAACTGAGCCCCATACAAGGCGGAGTACTTGAGGCTAGCCGTACCATAAACGGTCCAGACTCCCCACTCCCGAACCAGATTCGCACTTTCACCACTGCTCATCACGATGGAGTTCAGATAGTTCCCTTGTGGACTGATCTGCGCACCGCTCTTGCTAGCCACGGTCACTTGCGCGCTACTACGACAATGCAAGCTGATCGTCGCGCCATCTGGAACAGTCGAGACATCCGGCAGGGTGACGGTAAAGGCGGTAGTCCCACCCAGGCCGATGGAGCAACCGACATCGGCAATGGTCAGTTGCGTGCTTTCCGATATTCCTCGAGCGCTGGAGTAATTACCCAGCGCGCGCTGTACAAACTCTGGAGTAGCGACCGACCGACTCACGTCAAAACGAGGAGGTGTAGAAAAGAGTGTTGAACTGCGTAATGCACCCAGCAGTTGATCATTCGCCCCCTCGTCCGGCGTCATGCCCGCCGCCTGAACTACACCGAGAATTTCCTGGGTAACGCTATTCCCCCAACTTGCCGGAATAAGCGAGCCTGGCGTGCCGGCCAATGGCTCTTCATCAACAAACCTTCCATTCACCAGCCCTACACTGGGCACACTCTTTGGATAATCCAAGGTCTTGCTCCTGATAATAAATTCTGTTGGCCCACCTGCGGACCAGAGCCATACAGCGGCCAACTGCACGCCCAAAAAAACGCCCGCTTGAAGCGGGCGTTTTTATTGATGAGCGCGATGCAGATAAATACGCTGCTGATCTATTTGAAATAAACGCAGCACTCGATCAATCAGCTATCTGAAAAAAACTCACTGACCACTCTGGAATCGGCGGACGGGCGGTCATTTCGGGAAAGCTATCGGAGGCGGGCCAATCGCGCAGTGCCTGGCGATACTCGAGCAACTCCAGATACTGTTTCGCCGTCAGCGTCGTGCCCCGTCCCAGCTCCTGTTCATCACGATGGCGGGTTACCAGCCATTGGCTGTCCGTCAACACGGACTGGCGCCATTTGCGCGCCTGGTCCGGAGCATCCTCGTCAGTCGCCTTGCCCCGTACTTCGGAAGCAAACGCCACTGCTGCCGCCACGTCCACCACGGGGGAAAGCGGCGCAACCTGTTCGGCAAGGTGGATCGGCTTCCCCAGCTCAACCTCGACACCCTCAGGGACAGCGACCATCGAACTGAGAAAATCCGCGGCAAACAGCTGGGAAATCATGAAGCTGCCGGTCTCGATCAGCTCGACGACAACGTCGTCTTCGACTCGTGCATAGAGGGCCATTATTCGTACTCCCAGATTTCACAAAAGGCATTGCCGCCGGCGCCACTCACATATGAAGCAGATGGATTGTTCGAGCAGCTACCGCTGCCGCCGGAACCTCGTTGTCCCGCATTGCCATTGCCATTCACCCCGTTGAAGGGGCCGCCGCCATCGAATGGACTGGCAGCCCCCCATCCGGAAAGCAGGCCCCAATTGGGATTACTCATCGCATAACCGCCCGTTGCACCACGCGCATTGGCCAGGTTGCCACCCGTTACGACTTGGCCCCCCATGCCGCCCTGGACAAATCCAGGGGTGTTCGACACGAAGGTCAGAATCCCCCCCCCTCCTCCCCCTGCGGCGCTCATGAAGCTGCCAAACGACGCTGCGCCTCCTGCGGCCCCCGCACCGGTTCGAGCGGCCCCACCGGCGCCCAATGTGACGGGTACACCCGCCAACATTTCCGGAGTCACGTCGTAAAGACTCTCCGCATAGGCACCAGCCCCTCCGCCACCGCCCAGGCTTTGATAAGTGGCCGCTACCGGCGGACAACCGGCACCTGAGCCTCCCGCCCCGACCAGACGGACCCGAATCCGCCTGACCTTGGGGTTGGGGCGATAGACCGTGACGCCAACGGTGTCGAACTGCTTCACCGCCAACAGACGCCCACCGGCATCAGTGATGCCATATCCACTCAAGGTGGTTGGGGTGTTCTTCAGTTTGGTGAAGTCGACCAGTGCGGCAATCGCCAGCGCCAACTGGTCGTTTTTCGCTTCGTCCGGCGCCAGGCCGGCAGCCTTGATGACATTGAGGATTTCTTGCGTCACCCCGTTGCCCCAGGCAGCGGGAATCAAGGAACCCGGAGTTCCGAGAAGGGGGTTCTCATCGACAAACCAGCCATTGACCAGCCCGACGCTGGGGATACTTTTTGGATAATCCATATCATTGCCCTGCGATCTCCCTTGCTCAGGGAGCTATGTGCGAAAAGCCGCCCACTTTGCAGTGAGCGCCATAGCATGTTTACGAAAGACAGGCTCGACAGAGACCTGATCAGTCGCCGGCAACCTTGCGAATCGCCTCGATCGCTGCCTCGTAGGCGTCTTTCGCAGCTTCCTGCTTGCCCTTGCTGGCCTGAGCCCGGATGCGCTCTTTTGCCTGCAAGCGCAGCGTGCGAAGTGCGAGCAGCTTGCTGTTGAGCTCGGCGGCCTTGACGAGAATCTGGTCGGCCGCTTCCCTGGCGGTACGGCCTTTCACCACCCAGGCGCTTACCGCGAGAGGCACTGCTTTTTTCGGGTAGCCGGCCTCCTTGAAAGCCTGGGCTTCACTGGCGGCCTGGGCATACTCCGCGGCCTTGAGCGGATCGCCACTGATCATCTGCCGGGCGGTGTCAGCCTCTGCATCCACTCGCTGGCACAGTTGTTCCGCCTCTTGCTCCGCGGCTGCCGCGGCCTGCTGGGAGTCCAGCGACCACTGGCTACCGTCCCAGTAGTGAGCCGCGGAGGGTGGGGGAACATCGACCCGGGTCAGTTCGCCTTCCAGCACATAGTGCAGAGCGTCTTTGCGCTTCCATTGTTCAGCAGTGACCGGTAGTACCTTCATGGTCGGCGCAGGAGCGGCATAGGCGAATTGATCTAGGTCCTGCCAATCGATGACTGTTCCCGAGGTCACGCAATAAAGAATCTGTTTGCTCATGTTTTCACCACTCGATCAGCATGAAACCGGGCACGCCATTGCCACCAGGCTGGGCAAGTCCGGTACCTGCGAGGTAATAGCCACCCGCGCCGCTACCACCCGCGCCATAGCCATAGGCGGGCTTGCCTGCCAGCCCTGCAGTCGTGCCGGACCTGGGGCTACAGCCACCAGCCCCGAATGGCCCGCTGGCCCCTGCCCCACCTACACCGGCAACGGTATTGGACGAGACATCCGTTGCATCTCCGCCATGGGGAAACCCTACCCCCCCATTAGCACCAGGGACATTGCCAGGAGAATTGACCCCGGACACTCCTCCACCCCCACCAGACAGCGACAAAATCGCCCCCGCCGAGCCGACCAGCGTGTTGCCGCCGCTGGTGGCGAGAACCGCTGCGCTGGCACCCACCCCGGCCGCCCCGATCACCACAGGAATGACCTGCCCCGGCGTCACGGAGACAGGAAAGCGGATAACCGGCTGCCCGGCACCGCCCCCGCCACCACCGGAAGCAGTCGCACTCGTGCCTCCCGGGCAGGCGCCGCCACCGCCCCCACCCGCACACCCACTCAGCCAGATCTTCGTCACGCCCTCCGGCACGGTGAAGCTGCCATTGGCGGTGAAGCGCTGAATGCCGAGCCCCGCGCTCTTGCGGCTGATGCTGCGAATCGCGCTCAACAGCTGCGTCAGGTTCGCCTCGCTGGGCGTCAGGTCGGCCGCCGTGATCACGGCCAGCAGTTCCTGGGTCACCCCATTGCCCCAGTCCGCCGGAATCAGCGATCCCGGGGTGCCGGTCAGCGGGTTCTCATCGACGAACCTGCCATTGACCAACCCGGCACTGGGCACACTCTTCGGATAATCCATCGGTCTATCCCCTAGTCATAATTGATATGCACCCGCGTATGGGCCGGCGCGCTGCGGTGGATCTGGCATTCCAGGGCCGAGCCCGGGTTCATGCCGAAACGCTCGCCCCAGTAACTCGCGCCAAAGCGCCGGCCCAGGAGCAGTCGTCCACCGGTGTTGAGCGTCCACATGAATTGCGCCTGCCAGGTGCCGAAATGCGCGTCACCAAAACGTGCGCGGCCCATGCGCGGGGCTTCGTGCTCGGTGATGGTGGCGTTCGGATAGCCCTGGCTGCGGGCGATCTCGACGTAGTAGGCGAGCGCCTGGCTGCCGACGGCCAGCAGTCGCCGGCGCACGGCCAGGCGGCGGTCGTCGAACAGCGGGGTCGGGCCCAGGCAGGGGTCGGGCAGGTTCATCACCCGCTCCCAATCCGGTACCAACTCGCTGGCACCGGTCGGGTCCATTTCGTTGAGCAGGTCGGCGGCGCGGGCGTCGAGGCGGGCCAGTTCCTGGGACACGCCTTCGAGCACCTCCTCGAGCTCCGGCACCCGCTCCGGGTCCCAGGCCGGGCCGCTGGGCAGCAGGCTGCGCAGCTGGCTCTGGTATTGCGCGGCGGTTCTTACTCCAGCCATACGCAACCTCCGAACGTCAGCAACTGGTTACTGGCGGCGGGAACATCCGCGGTCGGCGCGCTGAGCCGGTGATCGTTCTCGCCGGCGGCACTGCTGATGGCCTCGCGGATATGGCTGATCAGCAAGGTGTCGCCCAGGCCGGCCTCGCGGTTGTGCAGATCGCGCAACTGGGCCTCGACCGCCGCGCGCACCGCGCTGGTGTCCGGCGACAAGCGCAGGCTGTAGGTCACGGGCGACTGCTGCGGCGCCAGCACATGCAACTCGGCCGTCACCGGACGCAAGGGTTCGATGTAGGCCTTTACCTCCGCCAGCTGCTCGGCATTCGGGATCGGTTGCGCATCGTCGTCGCGCATCACGAACAGCCCCACGGTGCCCGGCCCCAGGTAGCTGCCACGACACCACGCCCGAGTAATCCCCGGGCACTCCAGCGCCCAGGTTTCATAGTCCTGGGCCGAGCCGCCGTGGGGGATGATGCGATAGGAGCGGATCACCCGGGCGCGCAGCGATTCCAGGCTTTCCGCGGCGACGCCGCCGCTCAGGCCGGGGGCGAGCACGGTGAAGGTATTGCCGATGCCCTGGATCGGTTGCACCGGGATCAGGTTCAGGCCGGCCTCGGCATTGCCCAGGGTGCCGGCGTCGAGGGCCTGGACGGTGGTGCTGTTGCTGCCGGAGCTGGTGGTGCGGGCGGCGGTGACCTTGTAGGTGCGGCCGTCACTGGCCTGCAGCAAGGTATCGACGTCCAGCACCGCGCCTGCCGCCGCCGTGAAGCTCACCGAACCGCTGGCCGCCTGGGCGGCCTTGCGCGGCTGGTTCAAACGCAGCGCGGCGATGCGTTCCAGGGTCGACTCGTCGGCCTTGTCCGGCAGGATCTGATCGGCGATCCAGTCCAGGTAGCCGTAGAGGCCATAGGCGGCGCCACCGAGGGTACGGGCCAGCACTTGCGCATCGGACTGGCGCAGCGCATCGCTGGCCAGGTCGCTTTGGGTGCGCTTGATCAGCACCGGCAGCGAAGGGGTATCAAAGGGCATAAGTCACCTGCCAACTGTTATCGGGGTTGATGTCCAGGCGTTCACCGTTGGCCAGGACCAGCGTCGTGCGCAGGTTCAGGCGCTGGTCGTCGAGACGTTCGCTGATGATCTCGACCGCGCTGCAATGGCCATCGTCGATCAGCCATTGCAGGGCTTCGCGGGCATAGAACTCGGCGTCGAGCTGGGTCTGGCGGGTCAGCTTGACCCGCCGCAGCAGCCACAGCCGCGAGCCGATGCGGTCGTCGGCCACGGTGGGAAAGCTGTCGCCCCACCAGCCGAAGCGCTCCTCGTCGTCCAGCGGGTCGTCGTCCGCCGCGCGGCGCCAAGTGAACAGGCTGATCAGCACGGCACGGGTCAGTGCGCGGTGCAGGTCTTGGCTGATAAACATCATTGGCCTCCCGCCGGCGCGCCGGTCTGCCCGCTACCCGGCTGCACGCCGCCATGCACGTGCTGGATCTGGCTGATGCCGCCAGCAACCTGGTCGCCCTGGGAGACGATCTTGCCGGTCTGGGTCAGGGTCGGGGTGTCGATATGCACCGCGCTGCTGGCGCGGATATTGAGGGTGGCGGTCTCGATGTCGATGATCCGCCCACGCTTGAAATGAATCTTGTCGCCTTCGTCGGTGTAGATCGCCACTTCGCCGGGGGCCAGGGCCTTGAGGCGAAAACGGCGGTCGGCGACCACCAGCACGATGGCATGGGAGCGGTCACCGCCGAGAAAAGTGGCGATGCCTTCGGCGCCGGCCAGCGGGTTGCTGGTGAAGCCGTAGGGTTCGAAGTGCTCCATGTCGTCGTTCACTTCGCCGGCGGTCAGGCGCATTTGCAGCGATTGCAGTTTGTTGGCCGAGTTGGCGAGCACGACGGTGCCGCGCGCCAACAGGCGTGTCAGTAGGCTCATGTTTTTTTCCTTGCCCCTGTGCAGGAGCGAGCTTGCTCGCGATAGCGGCCTTACAGGCACACCGTGTCGCCCCCATCGCGAGCAAGCTCGCTCCTACACTACCGGGGGGTTTTAGGCTTTCGGCGGCACCGGACTGGCGTCGAAGGTATGGGGCGGCGCCACCTGCAGGGTGGTGATCGAGCCCTGCTCGGAGAGCGAGTAGGTGACCTTGGAAATCAGCAGGTCCTGGTCGAAACCCAGCACCGGGTCGATCACCCGCACCAGGGTGTTGTGGCGCCACAGCTCGCCGTTGCTCTGGCGCCAGCCCTGCACCTTGTAGGTGCTGGTCAGGGCCTTGCCGGTGCGAATGGCGCTTTCCCAGTCGGCCCGTTGCTGGGCCAGCTCCTGGGTCAGCTGGGCTGGTTCGTTGATCACCGTGACCCGCTTGCGCTTGGCCGTGGCGTTGCTGGCCACGCCCGACACTTCGCTGACCGCGGCGCCGCTTTTCTGGTCGTTGCCCTTGTGCTGGCCGATCACCCGGTACTCGGAAAACACCTGGCTGAAGTCCATCGGCGCGCTGGCCGAGAGGATGTTCTTGCCCAACTCCAGCACATCCACCGCACGCCCGCCGCTGCCCGGCCGGGCCAACAGCACCCGGCCTTCGGCGTCGTCGGTGGAGAACACCCGGAACAAGGTCAGCAGGCGGTCGATGGACTGGAACACGGTTTCCCCGGGCACGATGCTGTGGCTGCTCAACCGCGTGGTTTCCGCAATCTCGCTGACCACCCCGACGCCGTAGGACGCGGCCAGGGCCTGGACGATTTTCAGCAGGCTCTGCTCGCGCCATTGCCCGGGCTGGTTGATCGCCGCGCAATCCACCAGGTCCTGGGTCAGGGAGCTGCCCTCGATGCTCAAGCCGATCTGCCGACCGTCATAGCTGATCGGCGCCTTGAACACATGGCCGCTGAGCAACAGGTCGGCGCCGATACGCACCTGGCACTTGGCGCCGGGACGGATGCGCTGGTCCAGAGTCTGGCCCGGCCATTGCCAGGTCACGTCGAGCTTGAAGGTGCGAAACTGCCGCTCCAGGTCGGCGCTGATTTCCACGCTTTTCCAGCCGCCGTAATCCTGGCCGTCCACCGTCAACAGCACCCGGTTATCGAAGTTGCCCATGGCTCACTCCCCCGCCACTTTGACGTTGGTCGGCGGCAGGAAGCCGGGATGGGCCACGCCGTTGCGCTGCTGCACTTCGGCCGCCCGGGTGGCATCGCCAAACAGCCGATAGGCGAGCACCACCGTCGGCAGGCTCTGCATCGGGTTCTTGACCACCAGCCGCACGCCGGACGAGGCCACCGCGGTGAGGTGGCCGTAGACCAGCTGGCGCAGGCCGTTGAGCACCTCGTAATGCAGGGCGTCGGCTTTTTCCGCGGCCTGCCAGATCGCCTCGTTGATCGCGTTGCGCAGCGCCAGCACCTCGTCGGCCACCGGCACTTCCGCGCGGGTCACCGGCTGGATCGCCTGCTTGGCCAACGACGGCGTACCGCTCAGCTTGACCGCCGGGGTTGCCACCGGCAGCGAGGCCACGGCCTGGGCAATCCGCACCAGCACGGCGTCCTGCACCAGGTCGGCCATGGCTTGCGCCGCGGCGGTGGTGTCCTTGCCGGTGGTGAGTTTCGGCGTGTCGATCTTCTTCACCGCCTCGACCTGCTGCGAGACGTTGGCCAGCACGCCGCGGTAACCGTTGCGCGCATAGTCCTTGAGGTCCTTGATGTCCCCCAGCAAGCCCTTGAACTCGGCGCTCACTTCCTTGGGCAAGTCCTTGATCGCCCGCACCAGCAGGTTGAGATCGCGGTAGGTGTCGATCAGCGGCTTGAGCTCCTGCTCGATGGTCTGGTAGACCTCCTTGAGGCTGTTGCGCAGGTCGGCGATGCCGATGCGCGCGGCCTTGACCAGGGTCATGGCCTCCTCGAAGCGGCGTACCGCCGAGCCTATAAGGCTGTCGGTCGACACCAGCAACAGCTGGCGGGTGTTGACCGTGGCGCTGGGGAACTGCAACGGCTGGTCGGGGTAGAACTTCAGGGTGAAGGTCACCAGGCCGCCGTCCTGGCGGCTCTGGGTCATCTCGCATTCGCCGACCTTGACCTGCAGGCGCCCCAGCCACGGGTGCACCAGTTCACCGCTGCCCTGCTCCAGCGCCTTGAGCAGCTTGTCGCGCTGCTCCAGGCAATCGGCGCCGACGATGAACGCCGTCAGGTCGTGGGTCCGCGCCTGCCGCCCCAGGCTCTCGTAGAACGGCAGGTCACGCTGCGGGTACTCGTGCAATTGGCCCTTGTGGCCGACCGGGGTTTTCGCCTGGTCGACCCAGAACCCGACGCCACGAAACGACGCCGGCAACAAACGATCACGCCAGCTCATTGGAACCTCCTAGCGAAAGTGAGCGGTAGCCGACACGCGACGACAGCGCCACGCCGGGTTGGTTGATTTGCGGCGCGCTGGTACGCAGGCCCGCCGGGGCGTTTTCGAAGCTCACCGTCAGCCCGCCCTGCAATTGCGTGCGGTTGTTGGCCGCGCTCTGCTGCAACAGCGAGGTGGAGCTTTGCGGCAGGCCGGCGGAAAGCGCCGAAGAACCCGGCGCCGGCTGGCCACCACCGAAGAACGCCGGCGCCAGCGCGCCTTTGCCTTCGGCATTGGTTTGCCGCTGCGCCTCGGTGAGGTTTTCCACCTTGCCGGTGACGCGGGCGACGAAACCGGCGAAACCACCGTCGAACAGTTCCCTGATCGGTGCGATCACCGCCTGCAGCCGTTGCCACAGGCCGCTGAACCATTCGGTGATCGGCTCCCAGTTCTTGATGATCTGCCCCAGGGGCGACCACTCGAACATACCGCGCATAAACTCGATGGCCGGCGCCGCCAGGGCTTTCAACACCTCCCAGAGGGCCGCGAACACATCGCTGATGGGCTGCCAGTTGGCAATGATCTGCCCCACGGGCGACCACTCGAACAGGGTGACAAAAAAGTCCTTGATGACCTGCGCCGCGCTTTTCAGGGTTGCCCAGATGGCGTCGAAGTAGGTGCTGATCGTGCCCCAGTTATTGATCACCATCCCCAGTGGCGAGGTGTCGAACAACATGACGAAGAAGTCCTTCACCTGTTGCGCCGGACCTTGCAGGCCGGCCCAGAGCGAAGCGAAGTAAGCGCTGATCGCGCCCCAGTTGTTGATCACCATCCCCAGTGGCGAGCTGTCGAACAGCCCGATGAAGAAGGCCTTGACCCGCTGCGCCGGACCTTGCAGGCCGGCCCAGAGCGAGGCGAAGAAACCGCTGATCGCGCCCCAGTTGTTGATCACCATCCCCAATGGCGTCCAGGCGAACAGGCCTTTGAGGAAGTCCATCGCCGGAACGGACAGCGCCTTGAGCAACTCCCACAGCGCAGAAAACAGGCCGCTCAGGGGCGTCCAGTTTTCAATCACCAGCCCCAGCGGCGTCCAGGAAAACACCTGCTTGAAGAAGTCGACCACGGACGCGGCCATCGTCTTGAGCTGTTCCCAGAGGCCGGCAAAAAAGCCGGTGATCGATCCCCAATTGGCGATCACCATTCCCAGCGGGGTCCAGCCGAAGACCGTCTTCAACCCCACCATCAGTTGCGCGGCGGCGTCCTTGATGCTTGCCCAGAGGGTGACAAAAAACGCCGACAGCGGCTCCCAGTTGGCCACGATCAGGCCCGCCGCCACCGCGATCCCCAGGGCGATCAGGCCGATGGGCGAGGCCAGCAGGCCGCTGCTGAACAGGGTCACGGCGGACGAGGCCAGGGTCATGGCGCCGCGGATCGCGGTGAAGGCCAAGGCGCCGGCGGCGAGGCCCTGGACCAGCTGCGGGTTGCTTTCAATGACCTTGGCCACAAAGCCCAGCAGCGGTTGCACGGCGGTCACTACCGAGTTGACCGCCGGCAGCAGCGCGCTGCCGAACTTTTGCGAGATGTCGTCGACGCTGTCGCTGAACGCCTTCAGGTTAGTGCCCGTCTCGCCCAGCACATCCTTGGGCGGTTCGATGCCCTGCGCCACCAGCTTGGCCCGCGCCGCCTGGTTCTCGAATTCGATGGCGGAGTTGACCCCCGCCACGAAAGGCGCGGCCAGGCCACCGCCCTTGATCAGACCGGAAAAATCCAGCCCGCCCAGGCCGCTGTCTTCGATGCTTTTCTTGAAGCGGCTGACTTTCGAACGCACCTCGCCCAGCTCGGCGTCCAGTTTCTGCATGCCTTGCATGACCACCAGCATGTTCACCGTGGTCTGCACGTTGGTCACGCTCAGGCGCTGTTTGATGCTCGTCTGATTCAAGCTTTGATTGATGTTCACCATCACTGCACCTGCTGCATCGCATTGATCCGTTGCGCGTGCTCCAGGGACTCCCGGAGCGCATCCAGTGGCCTGGCCATCATCTGTTCGGGGTCAACCTTCCAGAACCAGGCCAGGTCATAGGCAACCGCGATCAGGTCGCTGATGGCTCCGATGCCGCACTCATGAAAAAACTCGCGACCGCCCAGCTCAGGGCGTTGAGGTCGGCCAGGTCGAGCTGGTTGACCGAGGACGGAGGGATGCCGGCACAGACCGCGATGTACTTGGCCGCGACGTCCATGTCGAGGCTGACTTCTTCGCTCTTGTCGATCTTGTACGGCAGCGCCTTGATCGCCCGCACCTCCTGCACCGTCGGGCGGCGCAGGGTCAGTTCGGTCAGCGGTTCGCCGTGGGCTTCGATGGCCACACGCAGCTTTACGCTATCGCTCATTGCCAGGTCCCCTTGATGCCTTCGAACTTCAGTTCGATGCTCGCGTCGTCGCCTTTGGAAACCGGCTCTTCCACCAGGTAGGCGCCGGCCAGGACGTAGACCTTGCCGTTGCTGAACTCGCAGGTGACGGTCATGTCGGAACCGGCCACCAGCTGCTTGAGCGGGAAGTCCGGAGTGTGCAGCGCCGTGACCTTGAAGGACGGGGCAATGTCGGTTTCCTTGTAGAAACCCGGCACGATGGTTTCCCGTTTCACGGACATCAGCGGCGCTTCGCAGCCGCCGTTGATGGTCAGTTGAGCGCCGTCCACTTTGACGTAGCAGGTGCCCGCAATCAGTTGACCCATGGTGTTTCTCCCAAAAAATGAGCCCGCACCAGGCGGGCTGGAAAAGCGCAGTGAAAGAGGCTCGGCTTAGGCCGCCGCGTCGTACTGCAGACGGAATTGGTTGAGCAGCGCGAACACACGCAGGCCGTTGATGTAGTCCGGCGGGAACAGCACGTTGACCCGGCTCGGGTCCTGGCTGTCGCGCTCGACGATCAGGTGCTCGGCGAACAGCTCGGCGTTCTCCACGTGGCCTTCCAGTTCGAGCTTGGCGTACTGGGCGATCAGCTCGCCGCGAATGGTGCTCGGGGTCACGATCGGCTGGCCGGCGCCGAAGCGGGTACCGTCGGCGGCCAGTTTGTGGCGCCCGTACTTGCTGGTGATCACGCTTTGCAGGCGGCGCACGATAAAGGCCGACTGGTGCATGGTTTCGCTGTCCAGGTAGGAGTTGTCGGCCTGGCCGTAGGCGTTCTTCTGGTAGGTGGTGATCGAACGCTGGATGCGCACATAGCCGCCTTCGTAGTAGGCGGTGGCGATGCCGTAGCTGAGCAGCGATTGACGCTCGGTCAGGGTGAAACGCTCGCTGGCCGGCGCCGGATCGACACCCGGCAGGCTGCCGCTCTGGGTCGGACGGCTGGCATCGGCGGAGATGAACACCGAGGTGCGCGCGGCCAGTGCGGCGGCCTGCACCCAGAACGGCTGCGGTACGCCCGGCTCCAGGGCCTGGATGGTGATGTGCTGGTCATTGCGTGCTTGCCCTGCCGCCACCAGGGTGCCGACGGTGCCGCGCTTGGCGCTGTAGACGTGACCGAACAGTTGCTTGGCCCAGGACCAGCGACCGGTGCTGTCATCCATGACGGCTTGCCAGGCGTTGAGGGTCGCGGTGTCGGTCCACGGCATGCAGATGAACTCGAAAGGTTCATCGCCCAGGGCCGCCAGTGCGGCAACCTGATCCGGCACGCCGGCGCCGCCGGCCATTTTGCCGACCGTCACGCTCAAGCCAGCCGGGGTTTCTTCGCCATTGCTCTTGCCCAGGCGGTTGAGCTGCAGGCTGATGTCGTTCGCGCTGTCGCCGGTCCATTTGGCGGTCAGGGTCAGGGTGCCTTCGACCGCCTCGGCGCTCACCGGCAGGTCGGCGGCGGCATTGATTTTCAGCGCCAGCGCGCTGGCGGCCTGAGCCGCGGTGGCGGCATTGACGATGGCGGCCTGAACCCGCACACCACCGACATACAGGTTGAGCACGCCGCTGGCGCTGGCGGTGCCGGTGAACTTCAGCTCGGCCTTGGCCACGCTGCCTTCGACGTTGTGCAGCGGCAGGCACCAGATTTCACCAATCGGATCGGTCTTGCGCCAGGTCTCGTACATGGAGGCGAGCATCGAGCCCTGACCGCCGATGCTCTTGGCCAGCGCGACGCTGGACACCAGCACCAGCTGGCCGGTTTCGGCCGGCGCGACGTTGTCGTTGACCTGGGCCACGATCAGTCGGCGCATCGCCGAAGACGCGCTATTGGCCGCCGAATTGTCCATCTCGGCGTAGAACAGCGGCACACGAATGTCCGCCGGAATATTGCTGAATCCGATCGCCATTATTTGGCTCCTTGTGGTTTGGCCGCCTTCGCGGCCTTGAGGGTGATATCGCCATCGGCCAGACGCCGGCGCCACCAGGCGTTGTCGTCGACTTCACGGCCTTCCAGCGGCAGCAGGTCGCCGGCTTCGGGGTCCGGCACGGCGCGGCCCGCGGCCGGCAGCACAGTGATGCGTTTGCTCATTGCGTTACGTCTCCAGAGAAAGTCAGTTCCAGGCGCCCGTCGGGCCCCGGGTGTTGCAGGTTGGGGTCCGCCGGATCGATGGCATCGACCCGTACCGTGACCCCGGTAAAGGACGGCAGGCCGTCCAGTTCACGCTCGCGCCAGGTTTCCGCCGGCTGGCTGGCCAGGTTGCGTCCCAGCTGGAACTCGGCGAAAAAGCGCAGCTGATAGAACAACCGCGTGGCGCTGAGCGAAACCAGCTCGCCGCCGTCGTATTCGATCGGGTTGTAGTCCGCGCCCGGCTTGAACCCCACCAGCGCCCGCCACAACTCGGCACGCAGGCTTTCGAGTTGCTCCAGAGCCTGCCGGCCGTCGCTGGCGTCCAGCACCAGGGTGATCACCAAGCGGTCGCGGATGGCCTGGCGGGTAACGTTCTGCCCGGTGCTCGGGCTGGCCAGATCGGCGATCGGCGTCACATGGGCACTGGGGGTGGGCAACGCGGTATTGCTTTGCAGCAGCGCGAGATCGACGCCGACGGCCACCTGATTGGCCAGGCCGGGGCAGTGATCGCGCAGTTGCGTGAGGATCGGAGTGATCTTCATCAAGAAGCTCCAGAATCGAATGAGATAAGAAAGCCTGGGAGCTACCCGGCAGCCCTTGGCGGATGCGCAAAGGGCGAACGCTCCCCTCCCCCACATAGGCTTGAGCTTTATCAGGGGCTGACAGAGGGGAAGGTTGCAGACGGCCAGAGAGATCAGGCCGCCGTTGAGCCGGGCAAACTCAGTCCGGCTGGGGCTCCAGGCATTTGGCCGAGAGGGTGCAGCGATAGCCCTGGGTGCGGGAGCCGCTAGAGGTCACCTTCTTGATCGACCAGCGTCCCCGCATGAAGCCGGGCCAGGTGTCGTCGAGCAGGACCAGCCCCTCGGCCGACAACGCCGGGTTGCCAGGGCATTCGATCTGGATATTGCGCGCTTCACGCTCCTGCCTGCGCATCTCGCTGATGGCCGCGGCCAGGGCTTCCTGCTCGCTGGCCCGACGCTTACCCAACTTGTTGAAGGGCGCGCTACCGACCTGTACTACCCGCTCCTTGGCGGCGGCGCTGTCCCACCAGGTGCTTTGGCAACCCTGGAATTTCGAGCGGCTTTCCTCATCGACCTTGGCCGAGATGAAGGCCGAATCCCCCGGGCGGTTATCCCGGGTCACCGACAAGCGCACATCCGGCAGCGTTTGTCCCGACAGGGACTTGACCTGACCGCTGCGAGCCAGCACATACAGGCCGTTCACCGGTTTGGTCACCGCGCCGTACTCCCTGGCCAGGCGCGTCAGAAAACTCATGTCGGTTTCGTTGGACTGATCGACATGAGCGATCTGTACCCCATCGAGCTCCGGCGCTACCCGCGGCGAAAACCCGTGGCGGGTGACCAGTTGACGAAACAGCGCGCCGAGGGTGATCGGCCCGTAGCTGGCGGATCGGCGGCGCCTGAAACCCGTCTCGTCGCTCTCCTTGAACGGCGCGGCGGTGGCCACCAGCACCAGGCGCATGGGGTACAGGAAGGGTGTGCGCCGGGCAATGATGAATTGCCCCTTGTCCACCATGCCCGACTCCAGGTAACCGACCCGCAAGCCGATGCGGCCGCCCAGGCTGGGCAACCCGTCGAGCCCTTCGGTATCGAGGGTCAGGGTCAGTTGATCGGATTCGATCCCGGCCGCGTCGATGTGCTGCCATTGCACCAGACGCTCATTGAGCAGCGCCGCGTTGGCGCCGTAGATCTCTACCGACGGCGTAAATCCAAGTGCCATGTCGCCTCCTTAATCCCAGGCCGATACTGGCGTAGCGAGTACCGGCCGGGTTTCCAGCTCGGGTAGTTTCACCCAGAGCCCCGCTGGCAACACCGGCCCATGCTCGGCCAGCCCTGGGTTGAGACGCCAGAGTGCTTCCTCGGCGGCATCATCGCTGCGTCCGAACTCACGGTAGAGCAACAGGTTCACCGAATCGCCGGCAATGCTTCTGACCTTACGCATTGATGAACTCCGTCAGTTCTATGACCCAGTCGTTGACCATCGCCGTGCCGTCATCGATCACGTAGCTTTGGCTCTCGGACACACTGTCTATTCGCCACAGGCCCCAGTTGCGGCCGATGCCATCGACCAGCGGCAGCGGCACCCGCAACGCCTGCAAGGCACGCAATTCATCAAGCCGCGTCATGGCGATCGCACGCATGGATTTGCCACTGATTGTCAGCCCTTGCAGGCCCTGACCGGTCTGGCTGGATTTAGGCTTGCTGGTGAGAATTTCCAGGCTCACCCAACCACCACCCGACTTGCGCACCAGGGAGCTGTAAGCGAACCCTCGCGACTGGCCGAAAATAAAACTGCCCAGCACCATTTGCTGTCGCATCAAACACCTCCATCGCTCAGGGCGGCACCGCGTCTTACCGCGAGTGGATCGGTCATCATCAAGGGTATGAACTGCGCCCTGAGCTGTTGCAGCACGAGGTCGGCAATATGCTGAGAGCTGGCTTGATCGGGCCCGCTGATCTGAATGACCGGGGCGAAGGTGATCGGCGGGCTGACTGCCTGACCGGCACCCGCCGGGTTCGCCGGCTGGCCGCCCACCAGGTCGTTCTTGACCTGCTCTGGCGAGCTGAGGCGATCGACCAGGGCGCCGAGTTTATCGCCCAGGCTGGCGCCGTAGTCACCGCCATAATAGCCGCCGAACAGTCCACCGACGGCCGCACCGAGAGCCGTTCCGATGATGGGAACGACACTGCCGATCGCCCCGCCGAGGGCAGCCCCTGCGGAAGCCCCCGCCCAGCCGCCACCGGCGGTTCCCAGGCCAGAAGCGAGCATCTGGGTATCGCCGGTCACTAGGCCTTCGGCGACATCCACCGCGGCGCCGAGGTACTTCGCCGGCCCTGGAGCCCTGCGGCTCAAGGAACGAACCGAGGCCTGCGACCCGGACAGACCGAAAGCCAAGGACGAACCTGCATCTGGAACAGCCGCCGTGGCTTTCAGCCCTTTCTGAGCAGACTTTTTGGCGGCCCTCTTTACGGCCTTGCCTTTGGAACCTTGTTCCTGTGGAACATCTATGCTCGGACCGCTCGGGGTACTCGGAGCACTAGGACCACTCGAAGGACCTGGAGCGCCGGGCCGGCGAGCACTTGCGCCATCAAGGATGCGTTTGGCGCCGCGGTTGAACACCTCGTCTACCACTGCCTTGCCCTGCTTGCTGACCAACAACCTCAGCGCCGCGCCGAGCAGCACGAGGCCGGCCGTAACCTTGGGAAAGGTTTCGGCCAGTTCGCTGAGGCCATCCACCAACTCGCCAAGAGGAGTAAGCGTACTGTCGACTACCGGTGCCAACGCGTTGCCCGCGGCAGTGGAAAGCCGTTCGGTGCGTGCCTCGAAGGTGTCCCAGGTGGTTTTCTGGGTCTTTGACTGCGCCAGCGCCGACTCCCGTGCCGAGCCGTGGTAATTCGACTCCGAGGGGACGTCTGGATCCGAGCCGGCTACCCGGGAGAAGGTCTGCTTAACGTCATCGAGATTCTGCGCCAGACGCAGCACCGCCTGATCGCCCTCGGCAAACAATGCCGTGGCCAGCGACGAACGCTTCTCGGTGGGCTGCCTGTTCAGAGCCTGCAGCACCGATGCCACAGTTCCCCCGGCATCCTCGCGCAAGCCCCCGGCCACTTTCGCCGGGTCCAGTCCCAGCGCCTTCCAGGCCGCTTGCTGAGTCGCCGTTGCCTGATCGCCCTTACCCAGGGTCGTGACGATATTCTTGAGCACACCGCCGGCATCGGCCTTGGACGTATCGCTGTTGAGCAATGCCGCCGTGAGGGCCGCGGCCTGCACCGGCGCCAGGCCAACCGAGGTCGCCGCACTACCATGACGCTGGAGGATGGCTCCGATATCAGCCGCCTCGGCGTCACCGGGGGCTTTACCCAGGTGATTGGTCGCATCCGCCAGATCCATGGCCTGGTCGGCGTTGAGCTTCATCGATGTGCGCCAGCCGGCCATCATCTCCCCGGCATCCGTGCCCGACATCTTGAATGCCGTCGCGGTGATTGCGGCAGCATCGGCAAAGGCCAGCAACGCCTTTTGCCTGGCTTCGCCCGAGCCTTGATCGCTGCCGATCCCCGCCTTGGCGGCCGTGTATTCGATCCTTACCAGATCGACCGCCTTGGTTCCCCCGGCGGCAATCTGTGGAAGCGCAGCCATTCGCTGGTTTTCCACGGCCATTGTTTCGCGATCGCGCCCCTGGAAATCGACCAGGCGCCCCAGGTCGGCCATCGCCGAGTCCATGCTGATCGCAGGCTTGAGCAGGTCCGGCGGCTCGATGCCGCCGCCGGCCTTGCCCGTACTTTTTTGCTGGCCTGCCTCGCCCTTGGCGCCACCAGCCTGGGTAGCCGTAACCGCCTGCCGCAGACGTTGCGACGACAGCGTCAGGTTCAGGGCGTCGAGGCTAGTCACCAGCAACCCGATATCGGCGCTGAGGGTATCCAGTGCCCGGTCAAGACCGGGTAGCCGATCCTTGGGCTGGGCTGCCAATCCACCCGACGGCGCGATGCTCGCGACGGGCGTGTTCAGGTCGACCGACCTGATGTCACCGAACGTCAACCAGCCTTCCTTGACGGCGGTGTACTTGAGCGAAAACTTATCGTCCGCCATCCCGCTCTACTCCTGTTTCACGCCAAGGCGAGTGATCGCGATGTCGTAGCGGCGCAATGCCTTGCCGGCGTCCCACTCCAGGATTTCCGCTTCACTCACCGAGTAAATGAGCGGCACCACATCGAGTATCACTTCGATGTCGCGCTCCGAAAGAAGGCCGCCGGTTTGTTTAAAAAATCGTCGATGCGTACCTGCAGCTGGGTCCAGTCGGGCACCGTCAGCTGGGCAAGATCGGGAATCATCAGGCCGGTGCAGTGGGCGGTGATGAACTCGGCGCGTTCCTTGGCCGTCTTGAGTTTTTTCATCGCTTTGGTCGCCCGCAGCGCCGGCATTTCCAGGGTCAGCGAGGTCACGTCCTGGCCTGCCACGGCCAACGGCAACAGCAGTTGCACCTGGTCCGGGTTGTCCTCGTTGATCTCGCCCTCGGCCTGTTTGAGGAAGTGGGCGGTCGGACGGGTCGACATCTCATGAACGTACTGCGCAATGCTCACGTAATCCGGTCGCTTGAGCTGATCCAGCTCTTTCACCGACAGGCCGGTGGCCAGCTTGGCCAGCTCGAAGAACTGATCGTCCTCATCGTCGCCGGCGCGGGCCAGCGCTTCTTTCTGCGCGGCGTAGAACAATGGCTTGAGCTGAATCTGCGCGATCTGCGACTCGTCGTCGGCGGTGATCGGGCACAGCAGGACATGGATCGGAGGCGTCCAGGACATGAATGAATTCCTATGTAAAAGGTAGGAGCGAGCGGGCTCGCGACAGGAGATGAACAGCGCTTGCGATGCGGGCTGTCAGGCCGTCATCGCGAGCCGGCTCGCGCCTACAGAGGGAAAGTGTCGCGGGTTACGGCATCAACACAGCGCGGCGCGCATCACCGAGGATGTCGACACCATTGAGCATGAACTTCTGGGTACGCACGTCGATGTCGATCACCGGCACGCCGTTTTCCAGGCGGTTGTAGGTACGGCAACTGAGTTCCAGATTGGTCTTGGGCTTTTCACCCATTTTCAGTTGCGTCTCTTCCAGGGACTTCAACTTGCCGCCGACCGTGTGGTAGGTGAAGTAAGTATTGCCGTCCTGGTCCTGGCCAGCTTCACGCACATTCAACAGAATGTCGTCGCCCACGCTCACGCCGAGGGCGAGCATGATTTCCGGGCCTACGCCCTGGAGGGTCAGCTTGGCGTTGAGCACCTTGCCGCCCTTGGCCATTTCTTCGCCGATGAAGCGCCCGCCGCGCATCTCTTCCATGTCGAACTCGATCTTCGGCGGGGTGAACTCTTCCACGGTCGCCGACAACGGCAGGCCTTGCAGGGTGGCCGCGATGGCCTGTCTTACGCGGTTGGTAAACATTAGAGAACATCCTCCAGGAACTGCTCGATGATTTCATCGCGGGCGTTGAGCTGATACACCATGTGCTCGTTCGGCGCGTAGCGGCCGTAGTCGATGACCACGTACCAGGTACCGTTCTTGTACTTCTCGACGCTGTTCAACTCGGGGTGCAGGTACACGCTGCCGCCCGGGATGGT